AAAGAGATTTTACTAAATCATCAACTTGTTTTTTTGACTGACCTTGAAGGTTTGCAGCTAACGCTGCTGCTTTAAGATTTTCAGTCATTAATTACCCTGTGCTAGTGCTTCTTGATACAAAACTGCTATCTCTCCAGTTGTGTCATATGGGAGTAACTGTTCTAAAGAAGATGAAAGTTTAATTGAGTTTTTTTGCATCATTAAGGCTTCTGAACCAGGGCCATCACCGCGATCCAAACCTGCAGTAATTGGTCTAACTTCATCTGACAAAGCAAACAATTCTGTTGGTTGTGCTCTTGTTGCCGATTCACGTACCTCGGATGCTGGCATACCCTTTACGTCACCAGTCTTGCCAAGTGGAGCGCCTGCCTTAATAGCGGCTGTCTCTACACCTTCTCCGTATGCGATTGAACCCATATCAAGATTATCTGTACGTGTGGAATACATCCCAGGACCTGCGGGACCTGCCAATGGATTCATTGGTGCTGTTGTCATCGGTCCTCCTCTAAAGTCTCTAGGTCTTGCGCCATCTGCTCCCACGCTTGATTAGTTTCAGTCTTGTGGTTAGCGTGGTAAATACTTAATTCATATAATGATTCAAAAAATCCTGTTGCAGCCTGCGCAAAATTAAAGGCAGTCTCTGCAAGTACTACTACAAAATCGGAAGAGCGTATAGGACGACGAATTCTATTATTGTCCATCGTCCCATACACCTTCCACTAAATTTATTATCCTTTTTTTACTGCTGTACCTTTACGACCTGCTGGCATCATTGATGGTACTACCTTGCCTGGTCCTGCTGGCTTGGAGGTATCCTTCTTGCCTTCAACTGGCATTGACATTGGTGCTGCTGCACGTGATCCTTTGTTCATATTTACACCTCCCTCGCTTAAGCTGCGCCGGAAATACCGGCTAGTAGTTGAGCTATATCTGGACGTTGACCAGCAGCAGGGGCCTGACCAGCTTGTTCTTGTGGAGGTTGCTGCGAGGCAGTAGCGGGGGCCGCACCTGCTGCTGGAATCTGTTGCTCCATACCTGGTGCCATAGGTGGCATCTCTGGGGTTGGGGCTGGTTCTGGTGCAAATGCTTTTTCGATAATGTTCTCTAGGGCTTGTCCCTTTTGGCGACCTTGGATAACAGTTGCGATACGGCTGATAATCTCACTAGGGTCTTGGCCTTGCGCCGCGAGTGCCGGTATCGCCTGAGCATACTGAGCAACAGCAACGCGCAAAGAATCGCGCATCTCTTCAATATCAACACGTTGTTCCTCTTGTGTAACGTTAAGGTCCATTGGAATCTCACGACGTACATAGTCGCGTGATACGAGCTTATCTGAACGCATTTGTAGTAAAGCAATGATGGCACGGTTAGGATCCATACCAGACATAATGCCGTAACGGACATCTACGCCATACTCGCCCTTAATGTCGCGTGATGGGATGTACTTAAGCACATACGGTGTTCCATCGTCAGATCCCTTAATAGTCTTTGGGATACCGCCGAATACTTTCTCATCTGCTTCAAAGCAGAGAGAAGAAAGTTCTGTAAATAGTCTAGCAAACTGTGCTTGTGCTGCCTTAATCTGTGTATCAAAGCCAGCTTGTAGTGCTTGCACACCGCGACCAGTGACCACAGATGCGTCAATGTTACCGGAGCGAGATTCTGGGTAACGAGCACCAAGGCGTAGTTCACGCTCTAGTACGCCGGACTCTGTAAATACTCCAGGTGGTAGTTCTAGTGGTACACGACGAATACCTTGTGGATTGGCAGAACGCATAATTGCGTCCGGTCCAAGGGCAAGTTCTTGTACATCTTGTGGAATAGCAATAGGTGCTTGAATAGACTTTTCAGCAGCTTGAATCTGCAAGATAGCAAAGCGAGCACGAGCGAGTTGTACTGAGAGTACATCATCAAACTGACCGCGTGCTTCTCCATCTAGGGATGAGCGCATTACGGTACGTGCCATACACTTACCAAGAATGTTAGGTGTTGAAGATAGGACTAGGTTCTTACGCTCTGGTAAGTAGAGTAGGTCTTGATCCTTGTCGTGGTATCGAACCATTGATACATAAGGTGAAGATAGTTGGTACTGGTTACGACCAAGAATCTGCTCGTAGAATTCTGGATACTGCGATGCGATAGACTCAGCATCACTAACAATTACTTGGGTAAGAGATAAGGTTCTGCCGTAGCGGTCTAACTCTGGATAGACACCAAATGGGTTGAGCATACGGATGCGTGGGTTGTTATCGTCATAATCCATTTCGACCATACCAACACACATACCATAGGTGTTATACCAATCGGCTGCAGTGTACATTTGGAGTTGTAAATCAGAGTTTGAGATATAGAAGTTAACAATACGGGTACGAGTATCTGCCATCTTACGTGCTGCATCGGACACCATATTGGTTGCTGAGCAGTTAAAGGATGGCAGTGGCGCCATAGCTTCTGCTAAGTCACGTGCTGCTACGTCAATGAAGTTGGCAACGAGAGGCTTAGGATAGTCCTCGGAGAACATAGATGGAAATACCTTAGAGATATCTCCTTGACGTACCGAAAGCACATCGCGCATACGCTGGTCGCGTGCTGCTGACCGTGTGCGTAGCCGCGATAGTTTCGCGTCAACTTCTTTGACTGATAACAATGGGGTTCCTTACTTCTTCTTTTTGTAAAGTCCTGGGTACTTCTTGTCTAGCGCATCTGATTGATTCTTAGCAGACTTCTTCATTCCTTTTGGGGATAGCTCTGCTGCAATCTTCTTTTCGTTCTTAGTAATCTTTGGTGTTGGTTTCTTAATCATTGCCATTACTATCTCCCTAAATTATTACTTGAGTGTAGCTTTGCCGTTTTTCCAAACCCATTCTTTGCCGCCATATGAACCACGATAAATATTTTTATCTTCTTTTGTGCCTTTTTTACCTGGTTTAACATTCATCATTGTTCCCATAGTATTTTTTAGTTGGCTTAATGATGTTGGACTTGGCGCTGGTTTTGGCTTGACAGTAGCCTTAAGAGTTGCTTTAGATGTTGGCTTAGCAGTTGCTTTAGGCTTAACTACATCTGAAAGTTTTCTCATACTACCTACTGCACGGGTAGGTGTTTTTGGTTTTGGTGTTGGCATAGTTATCTCCTAGATGACTCTCATTTTGTTTTGTTCTGCGAAGGCTTCTTCGAGATTTATTACTGTTCGCTTGCCTATCTCGTGCCGAGATAGGAATGGGTTTTTCATATGGTGGGTGGCATACTGTCCGAAGTTGAGCATCTCACGTGCTCTAATCTCACAGAACCAAAGAGCCATAACCATATCGGTCTTACCCTTAGTCGTTGGAGTCCAAGTAATTAACTGCTCAATCAAAGCCTTGACATTCTCAGTCTGATCTGATGGCAGATGTATTAAGTTATCTCGATGGTGCTTACCATCAAACTGCTTAGTACCGAAAAGGGTAGACATTGATGCCACACCGAAGCCGGCATCCCATTTATTAGAACCGGTATGGTGTTCCTTAAACTGCACTCCGCGTGATGCTAAGTGCATACGGATACCTTCGTCTTGAGTTAAGAAGGATTGGAAGGCGTTCTTTTCGACGATCCACTCTGAGGGAGAGTAGGTTGCTGTCCAATCAAATATAAGATTACGGATATCGGCTGGAGACGGACGGCTAATTTTAATAGCATCTACTATGTACCTCTTGCTAGTGGATCGGTCAACGGCGTAGCAGATAGCTGCAGTATCACCGATCATTGCAGGGTCAAGGCCACAGATATAAGTAAATCCGTTTAAGTCTTTAGGATGTCCGGGCCAGCCTGCAACTAAGTTGCCAGACTTACGCATACCGTCAATAGATCCCTTTACACATACAGGATCAAAGGCGGCGTTTTCAGAAACATCTTGCTGCTGATATACCAAAGCCCAGGTACTTGCATCCATCGCTTGGCGTTCGTTATATAGGTTACGACCAGACCAGCGCGGATATAGACCGTCATCGTTCTTGTCGGATTCTTCTTGTCCATCAAAAGGCATATCGGAGGCAGGCCAAAGGGTGACCCACTTATCGGGGTCTTCATCTACTTCCAAAAGAGCCGGCATTGCAAGATACTTCCAAGGAACCTGACCGCCAGGGTAGCGATCTTCAGATCTGAGTTCGCGGTACAAGTCTACAGATGCAACGCGGGTTCCAATAATAATTAACTTGCACGTAGGG